ATGCTTTCCAAAACACTGGAAAGAATTAGAATATGTTCATACGAGGAAGAATAAGTATGGCAAAACTTTGGAGGATATGGAAGTATTCACTAGGGAGTTTTAGTGATGACAAGACAAAACCTTATGATAATCATGTTGCTATCATTCGCAGCATCATATTTGTCAGTCTGCTCACTACTAATATGGTTATTGTTTCTGGAGTCGTGAGACACTGGAACAATACTGGCACAAATGTATATGTTTGTGCTGATAAACCTAATGATGGTTATTGGTGTACTAAACGCAATTAAAATGTATAAAGTGAACTATCTCAAACCAAAGAAGAAAGGTTATGCAAAGCATTCTGCGAGTTTCATGAGAATTGAAGATTGTATTTGGTGGGAAAACCTAAAAAAAGATGAAGGTTGTAAAGATTTTCAAATCCTGGTAAAGTAAACTGGGCCCTTCAAAGTGTATCACTAATGTAAGCATAACATCATGGATTCCTACTTGAGCGAACAACAAATCGAGGAACTTGTAAACTTCGATTACATCGGAGAGTGTATTCTTTCTGAACTCATCGAAGAAAATGAATCAAAAATAAACATCCAACTTGACGAATTTTCCAACATTAACTATACTGTTTGAATATGAACTTCCCAACTGATACTGTCAACGTGCTTCCACATCTTAATGAGCTTCGTGATACTTGGAGGGCGCAAAACTTCAACTTCACTAAAGATCAGCAGAAGAGATATGATATGCTGCTGCAAGCACGACGAGAACGTGTGGCATGGTTCTATGAAACTAAACGAGTAGCTGCACCAGGAGAGCATTATGTAAGAGAAGAAGTTGAGGTAGATGAGGAAGAAGAAATCTGATAAATAAGGGGAGAACACCTCCTCTTTTCTAATGAAAACTTTATCTCAATTTATGATTGAAGCATACGATCGTGATGTGATGGGTTCATCACAAATTCGTAAGTCTGGTGAAGGTGGAAGAGTAGGTGCGGACAGACGTAAAAGTGACGCGGAGATGCGTCGCACTAAGTTAGGTCCTGGTGGCACAAGAGTTGCTGCTAAGAGATATAAAGATAGAAAAGATGTAGGAACTCAAAAACAAGCATCTGATAGACTTCAACAACCTGAGAAGGAAAGAGGTAGTGTAGCATTAAGTGCGAAAGAAGCACAGCGCAAGGCATATAAAGAGCGTAAAGCTAGAGAGGGTGGAGCATCTACTAAATCGAAAGATTTGGAGAAGCAAGCAAGTAAAATGCTTACGAAAAAAACACCAGCGCAGGCGAAAACTGGTGAGAAGATACAAAGAACAACAGAGCGTCAATATACAAGAGACGAGAAGAAAAAAATGGTGAGAGCAGGTAAGAGATTGGTGAAAGATATTGTAAAAGGTATAAATCGCCCCGCATCTGCCTATCAACCCTGAGGGCCCTTCAAAGCGTCCCAATAATGTAAGCAACGTCAGCACCCTTTACAATCGCTTGTAAGGGTGCTATTATTATTTTTGGTGTCTGAGTACCCTTCTGTGACTATTTCCCTTCGTCCACACCAGCAGCGCATCCTAGATCGTATGCTTGCGTATGATAAAGGGCAAATCATTGTACCTACAGGTGGTGGCAAAACATTGACGATGATTGTTGATACTCAGCGTCGTCATAATGTTATCAATAACGGCACCACCACAGTTGTTGTTGCTCCACGTATTTTGTTGGCAGAACAACTGTGTAGTGAGTTCCTTGAGTTGATTGATACAACTCATACACATGTGATGCACGTTCATAGTGGTGAAACCGATCACTATTCTACAACGAAAGCAGATGACATTTATGTCTTTGCTAACACTGCTCGCGCAGTAGGTGAGAATGTTATCATCTTCACCACATATCATTCTCTTCATCGTGTTATGGAAGCAGATATTGAAGTAAATGCAATTTACTTTGATGAAGCGCACAACAGTGTTCAGCGTAACTTTTTTCCTGCCACTGAGTTCTTTTCTAATGAAGCAGATCGTTGCTATTTCTTTACTGCAACCAGGAAAACATCTGTCACCATCAACAAACCAGGTATGAATGATCGTGAAGTCTATGGTGACATTATTGCTCGCGTTTCTGCACCTGATTTGGTTGAAGGTGGTTACATTGTGGCACCTAAAATCAAGGTGATTGAGATGGATAAGGTTGACAAAAAGTCTCTGACTCCTCATCTTGAGAGTAACAACATTCTCTCTACCATTGATGAACTTTCAATCAACAAAGTTCTAGTTTGTGCTAAGACTACGAAACAGTTGGTTATGTTGTTCCAGACAGATTTTGCTGCTGAACTAGCACAACGTGGTTATTCTTATCTCTTCATCACTGCTAAGACTGGTGCAATCATTGATGGTAAAAAAGTCTCCCGACAGGAGTTCTTTGACACTCTAAATTCTTGGGGTCGTGATTCTTCTAAGAAATTTGTATGTCTCCATCGTTCTATTCTGAGTGAAGGCATCAACATTTCTCAACTTGAAGGTGTTATCTTCATGCGTAACATGGATGCTATTGAGATGACGCAATCTGTTGGTCGTGTTCTCCGTCTGGCAAATAACAAGACCTTTGGTTTTTGCTGTGTCCCTGTTTATTCTCATGTCGGTGTGTCTACTGCTCGCGCACTTCGCACGGTCATTGATACTGTCTTTGAGAAAGGTGAGATGCTTGATAGTGTTGTTCGTCGCTAAATAAAACCAAGAGTTGCAGTGTAGAAATGTCAATCTTTGATGATTTGAAAAACTTTCCATTTGAAGATGATTATGAAATTCTCACTGACTGGTGTAGTGGGGAGAGAAATAGATTCTATGGAATGAAGCACACTAATGAAACAAAACAAGTCATTAGTAAAACTTTGAAGCAGCAATTTGCCGATGGTAGAGTAACACACAATAAAGGTAAGTATAAACCAGATGATCAAATTGGTTATTCTGGTTTATATGTAAGAGATTACAGGTAAGGATTAAAAAGAATAGACAAGAATAGAACGTTTATAACCCCAGAAGGAGAAATTATCACCATCACTGATGTAAAGACTTATTGTAAAGAGCACGGTTTAACTTATCAATCAATGCTTAAAGTTCATAGAGGAGTATTAAAAACCCACAAAGGATACGGAAAAGGATGAAATACACTAAAGAACAATTGATTGATGTACTTGTTCGTAAGTGGGAATATCTTTGCCACGATGATCCTGACCCAGAAGATGATACTCCAGAAGAATATCGTTTAAAATTGGAATGTTATTCATTAGAAGATTTACTGGAGAAGGTTGCACTCTTGACGAACTTATGGAGAACCATTCATGACACACGAATATGATTTAACAGAACAATCTGATATTGACATGTTAGATGAGGTTGATGGTGAGTATTACAATTGGGACCAGAATCACTCTGGTTTCTTGTGGTTGACTGATGAATGCTTAAAGAAGTATGGATTATCAGAGAAAGATGTTGAAGCAATTGATTGGGATATTTGGAATAGTGATGATGATCTGGAGATGAGAGATAAAGGGTTCAAGTGGGACTTTTACATCTCACAATATGCCTCAGTGCATGATAAGGATGGAAAGTATCTTCGTGATTGTACTTATGAAGACTGGGAAGTATGTAAAGCAAATGGTATCAAAGAAGAAATGTTATCTGATCCAGGTTGTGAGGTTATGGGATGGTGTGACGGATGAAAATTGAACAACACAAGAGTGACATTTTAAACTCGAAACCAACCGAGATGGGATTTTATGTTGGAAAAAATATGGAATATGCTGCAATTCCATTGGCAAATAGTAAAACTAAACTCGTGGTATTTTACATGGGAAAACAACTCAAAGTCTGCCGCAATCGTAAGGTAGCAGTGGATTTAATCAAGAAACATCAAAAAGGTAAATCAATCGCAACCCTTCCTGTTTAATATTGGGCCCTCCAAACTGTTCTATTAGTATGATGACTCCTCCAATGCAAAACACTCACCTTGAACATCCCGAAGATGCTATTCTTACTGGTGATTTGTCTGTTCTTGATTGGTTTTCCGAGTCTGATTCATATATTTCAACCAAGATTGATGGAGCGCCGGCTGTAGTCTGGGGTACTAATCCATCCAATGGAAAGTTTTTTGTTGGCACTAAAGCGGTGTTCAACAAGAAAAAGATTCGCATCGCACATTCTCATGATGAGATTGATGCTTATTATGATGGCAAAGTAAATGATATTTTGCATCAGTGCTTTAAGTATCTTCCTCGCACTACATCTATCATCCAAGGTGATTGGATTGGATACGGTGGTTCTGATGTTTATCGTCCGAACACAATAACATATGTTTTCCCTGAGATTATTGCTCAGAGTATCATTATCGCTCCGCACACTGTGTATGGTGGTGGCGATGATTTGCGGGTTGTAAGTGCATCTCCCATGATGTTTGAGATGCCTAGCACTAATGATTGCATGTTTGTTCAACCTGAAGTAACTCTCCATTCTGACAGGGAAGATATTGCTGACATCTGTCAATTTGCACGACAAATGTCTACTTTATGTGATTTTGTCACACAAAACAAAGCAATGAAGATTAAAAGAGCACTTAATGAGTGTGTTCGTATGGGATGGCGCATTGATGAAAATGTAATTGCAGATAATTGTGATTGTGATGTCAACCTTATCAGATTGTGGAAGTTGGTTGCATCAATCAAAGACGATATGTTCATGTTTATTAAAGAAAATGATGTAATCGGTTGTATGATTGGTGAAGAACCTTCATCACATGAGGGTTATGTTATCACAAACAAATATGGCATGTTTAAGATTGTAGACAGAGATGAGTTTTCCCGTGCAAACTTTGTCCTTGAAAAAACCTGGGGTTGATGTAGTGGGCCCCTCAAACTGTCTTAGTAGTATGATTAAGTCCTATCCCCTCTCTTCTGAAACAATGACAGTCACTCTTGAACAACTCATCGATGAACTTTCTGTGTTTTCCACAATGACAAAATCTAAACCACAATTTCTCACCGAATGTTTTCTTGAGGTTGTCAACAATCAATGGAAAGTTAATGCAACCGAGTCTGGACATAGTTCATACTCTAAGTTAGAATATAGTATAGGTAAAAAATATATCAAACTGAATCAATTCAGGATTCATGCTGATGGTAGTTTTTCAAATAATGGTGTGTTTATGTTCATCGACAAAGAGACTGGTGCATGTTACAAACCAGCATCATTTAAAGCACCTGCGAAAGGCATTCGGTTCTATATTGATTTCTTGACTGATCACCCT